CCCTGCGCCTATTATCATGACTGCCCCAGCCCCAAACTGGACGCCTCCTCCACCACCCATGAGTCCTCCCACCTTGGAAGCCGACCACGAACGTGAGAGAATGGCGCAAGCTAGGGCTGGTCTATGAGCTGGTTGTCATGGTTCTTTGATGACCTGTTTTATTGGATAGCCATCATTGCGCTAGTAGGTGGCGCAGTGGCTTATGTGCTGAGTTATCTTGTAGGGTTTATCCCTATGTTAAAGCCCCATGCCCTTATCATGAAGGTTGTGGGATTATCGTTGGTTGTTATAGGAGGCTATTATGTTGCTGATCACCGAGGTTATGAAAGACGGGTTGCAGAAGATAAAGCAGAAATTGAACGACTTAATGGTGAAGCTAGGGCTAAAGAAGCCGAGCTCAACACCAAGCTCGCAAGAGCCACCAGCCAACTGAAAAAGGCTAAAGATGACATTCAGACCAAGCAAGCTAGCATTAATGCTCGCATTGACTCTGGCGAGTTGCGCCTCCCCACCACCTGTGGTGTACAAGCCGATCCAAGTGCCCCCGCTGGGGATGGAGCCGCTGGAGCCGAATCTGAGCGACAGGCTATTAAAGATATTGTCCAAATCGCCGCAGACGGGGACTCAGCCATCGTCAGCTACAACTCCTGCATCGCCCGTTACAACCAAGTGATGGAAACCGTGAATGAGGGTGTGAAATGATTACAGCAGAAAAACTTCATGCCCTACAAATTGGGCCAGAATGGGTGGAACCACTGAATGCAACAATCCAAAAGTTCACCATTTTTACCGTCAAAGAACAGGCCGCATTTATCGGACAGCTTTCACATGAGTGCAACCACTTCCGAACACTGGAAGAAAATCTTAACTATCGAGCCGAAACCCTTCAAAAGCTGTTCGGTCATAAATTCAAGCCCGGAGAAATTGATCTTTACGCCCACAATCCCATTAAGATTGCCAACAGAATTTACGCCAATCGAGGCGGCAATCGAGATGAGGCGTCAGGCGATGGGCATCGCTTCCACGGACGAGGCTGTATCCAGCTCACATTTCACGATAATTACTGGCACTGTGGACAAGCCTTGGGTCAGGATTTTGTGATGAACCCTCAGTTAGTGGCAACTCCCATGTGGGCCGCTATGAGTGCGGGCTGGTTCTGGGGTACGCATGGATGCAATCAATTGGCTGAATCTGGTAATGAAGAGGGGCTTTGTAAACGCATAAATGGGGGTCTTTTTGGCTTGAATGAGCGAATTGATTTGACTGCCAAAGCGCTTGCCGTTTTAAGCGCCTAATGAGAGAATAAGGCATGGCCACACAACCCTATCAAATGCTACCGGTGGTATTTCGCCCCGGAGTAAACCGAGAGCAAACCCAATATACTGCAACACAAGTAGGCACAAGCTCGGCCAGCTATTCAATTGCTGGGGGTTGGTATAAATCCCAATTGGTCAGGTTTAGACAAGGATTTCCTGAAAAACTAGGTGGCTGGTACCCATACAGTACGATTACATACTTGGGTATTTGCCGTTCTTTATTTAATTGGGCCGCATTAGATGGTACAAGCTTAGTTGGAGTAGGAACCAATTTAAAGTTTTATATTAGCAAAAATGGGACTTATTTTGATATCACGCCCATACGTGGTACTGCAACGCTAACAAATCCATTCACAGCAATTAATGGACAAGCAACGATTACTGTTTCAGCTACTGCACATGGTGCAGTCACAGGTGACTTCGTAACTTTTAGCGGGGCTACAGGACTAGGTGGAAACATCACTGCTGGTGTTCTTAACCAACAATACCAAATTACAGTTACAAGTGCAAACACTTATACATTTGTAGCTACTGCTACGGCAAATTCAACCGACGTAGCGGGTTCACCCGGAGGTGGAACAGTAACTGCTACATATCAAATCAATACTGGCCCTGCTATTGAAGTACCTTTGTTTGGTTGGGGCACTGGAACATGGGGTGCTGGGCCTTGGGGTACAGGTGTTACCACAACCATAGCTTTGAGGCTTTGGAGCCAATCCAATTTTGGACAAGATTTAATCTTTTGTCCTAGGGGTGGTGGCATATATTATTGGGCCTACAGCTCAAGTATTTCTACTCCTGCGGTAAATATTTCAACTTTGTCGGGAGCGTCTGATGTACCGACTATTGCTAATTTTATCTTTGTCTCCGATGCTAGTCGCTTTGTGTTTGCATTTGGCACTAACGCTTTGGGAACCAGCACTCAGGATCCTATGTTGGTTCGTTGGTCTGATCAAGAATCTGTGACCATGTGGACACCTGCAGCCACCAATCAAGCTGGAGACATTAGGCTATCACGTGGTTCGCAAATTATCAGTTGCGTGCAGAATAGGCAGGAGATTATTGTTTGGACGGATACGTCTGTGTATTCTTTCCAATATATAGGCACGCCGGGTGTTTGGGGCTCAAACATTGTTGGGGATAACGTTTCAATCGTCAGTCAAAATGCAGCTATTCTTGCTGCAGGTACAACGTATTGGATGGGTATTGATAAATTCTACAAATACAACGGTACAACCGATACTCTTCGTTGTGACCTTAGAGAGTACATATTTTCAAACATCAATCTCAATCAAAGCCAACAAATCTTTTCTGGAACCAATGAAGGATACAACGAAGTATGGTGGTTCTATTGTTCAGCCAATAGCACAACAATTGATAGTTATGTGATTTATAACTACAAGGACGACATTTGGTATTACGGACAGATGGGCAGAACTGCTTGGATTGATTCAACCGAATTGACATATCCTTTAGCTGCTACCTATAACAATACGCTTGTTTACCATGAATATGGGTTGAACGACAATACAACTGGAACTGACAACCCTATGGATTCTTATATTCAGTCTTCTGAATTTGATCTCCAGTATGGTACTAATTTTGCGTTTATCAATCGCATTTTGCCCGATGTAACATTTAGAAAATCCACTGCATCTAACCCACAAGTTACGATGACGTTGATCCCATTGCAAAACTCAGGTTCAGGATACAATACGCCCCAGACTCAAGGCGGCACAAACATTGCTTCGGTTAGTCGTACTGCAACATCTCCAATTGAGCAGTTCACAGGGCAAGTATTTATTCGTTTACGTGGACGTCAGTTGATTTTCCAAATTGAAGGCAACCAGCTTAATCTGCAGTGGCAAATTGGTACGCCTAGGATTGAAGTAAAACCTGATGGTAGAAGGGGGAACACATGAGTATTCCAATTATTAACGTAGCACCTAATTTACCCCTTCCCCCTGCGCAATATAGTCAAGCCTATTTTGATGCGTTGACTAAAGTTCTTCGTTTGTATTTTGCGAGTAATGATAATTTTAACCAAGTCATTAGCAACCAAGTATCAACCAACCAAGCACTTATTTGGCTGGGGGTTTAATGGCTAATTATCAAAACGTCACTCCAGTACAGATTGCACAAGCTGCTCTAACAACCAGCTACACAACGCTTTACACTGTCCCAACAAATCCGACTACACCGACTCGCACATACCTCAAACAGATTGATGTGTGCAATACAACCGGTTCGGCGATTACTTTTAACTTGCACATTGTCCCTGCAACATTTAGTGCGGGCACTCAAAATGCTTTGTTTTACACGCAGAATGTCCCTGCAAATACCACGTTTTCTTATGCTGGTGTGCAGGTTTTGCCGACCAGCTCGTTCATATCAGCTAAAGCTTCAACCACAGGGTTGACCATAACAATTAGCGGTGGGGAAGCTGTGTAATGGCAGATATATCCTCGGATCAGATTGTTAGTTTTATTCAGAACACCGAAGCGCAATATGGTGGGAATAATGCACAGTCTCAAGCAGCCGTTGCTGCTGCCATGGATCAGTATGGGGTTACGCCCGCACAAGTAGCTTCTGCGATTGGGTCTGATACCGGTACTATTCAAGGCATATATAACAAAGTCAATCCGACTGGAACATATTATGTGCCTCCAGCTACTAGTGCACCCATAGTAACTACATCTGGAATTGCTTCGGTTATAACCACACCTGCACCTACAATTGCTACTGGGATTAGCTCCGCCGTTAGTACGACTCCTACGCCAACAGACTCCCCTG